AAAAATCGCGGAAGCCTATGGCGTGAAAACTCTACAAGATATTCCCATACCAGAAACACAAAAAATTTACCCTAAGCTTGAATTTGGAAACTCACTCGAAAATATGACCCCATACATCGACTTTGAAAAGGACATGATTGTACCAGTCCCACCTAAGAAGAAGTTGGGGTGGAACTAATATATTCTTGACCTAACCCCGATTTATCTTTTATTTCAAATGTAGCACCGAAGAATTTGGCCCATTCAGATAATAACATTTTTTGGGGATAAACTAAATTACAACATTTTGGCATAAGCCATTTACTATACACATATTCCCGAACAATTCTTTTAACGTCCTCAACGTCGATGAAGTCAAAATATCTGTCTTGATCAATGTTAACATGACCATCTCGTTTACACACCGCACTAAAGCGAGATGGAAGTTCACCCGACCCGTAACATCCCCAAATACGCAACGAATGTGCATTAGGAATAGTATCTATACGTTTTTCTACCATCCACTTTGAAAGGCCGTAAGGGTCTATGGGTGGACTACCCCTTAAGGCTGCACCACTTGAAAAGTATAATATCTTACCATTAAACACCCTAACAAGATTTTCAAACATAAGTATATTTTTATATGTAGTTTCCGTATTCAATTGATCTATACTCGCAGCACAATGTATAACTACATCGTAGTGGTGTACTTTAAAGTACTCTTCCACTTCATCTTGGTTTAAAAGATCTAAGTCGTGTCTAGTGACACCAACCCAATCTGTATTTCTAATTAGATTCTTACCTATAAAACCACCCGCACCAAGTACACAAACTTTCATATGATTTAAAGAATTAAATTATCTTTAACTAAATGCCGAAGAAAGTCTGGTACGCCCCCAACAAATTTGAATCATACGGAGAAGAAGAGATTAAGGCTGTCGAAGAATGTCTCCGTGATGGGTGGCTCGCTGGATTTGGTGATCGTACAGTGAAGTTTGAGGAAAGGGTAGCGGACATCTTCGGAAAGAAACAAGGACTCTTTGTCAACTCTGGGAGTAGCGCGATCCTCCTCGGTCTATGTGCCCTAGATCTCCCCAAAGGGACTGAAGTCGTGACACCTGCATGTGGTTTCGCCACGACTGTCGCCCCTCTCATGCAACTCGGTCTCAAACCAGTGTTCTGTGATGTTGGTCTGGATTCATATGTCCCCACCGTTGACGACCTCAAGAAGGTTGTCACACCGGAAACGAAGTGTCTCCTTCTCCCTAATCTTATCGGGAATGTTCCCGACTGGAAGGCCATACGTGAAGCGTTTCCCGATCTCATTCTCTTTGAAGATTCTGCCGATACCATCACTAAAATCCCGTGCACGGACATTAGTACCACAAGTTTCTATGCGAGTCATGTAATCACCGCTGGTGGTTGTGGTGGTATGGTCATGTTTAATGATGATGAGCACCTCAAGAGAGCCCTCATGTTCCGTGATTGGGGTCGTATCGGTGACAACATTGAAGAACCCAGTGAAAGGTTCAATCATTCCGTAGACGGTATTCCATATGATTGGAAGTTCCTTTATGGTGTCGCGGGGTATCACCTCAAAGCTTGCGAGATGAATGCCGCCTTTGGTCTCGTACAACTCGATAAACTTGAGGGGTTTCTCAAGAAGAGGCGTCAAAACATCAAGAGGTACCTAGAGAATCTCAGGGAAACTCCATACTATACACTCCCCGATGATTCCAAGACCCCCAACTGGCTCGCTATTCCTCTGCAGTGTCCAGATCGCCTTGAACTCTTAAATTTTCTAGAAACGAATGATGTTCAGACACGTGTAACTTTCGCTGGTAACATCACGAGACATCCGGCTTTTAGGGAGTATCTCGAGGAATTTGAAAACGCTGATCGTATTATGAAAGACGGGTTTCTGTTGGGTGCCCACCATGGCATGACAATCGAAGATGTAGATCGTGTGTGCGAATTGCTTAAAAAATTTGCCGAATATAAACTAAAGGGGCGATGTTCTCTAATGTGATGGTCACCGGTGGTTGTGGCTTCATCGCATCTAATTTCCTAAACATCATGAAGAAGAGATATCCCGAAACACATTTTGTAAATGTAGATAAACTTGATTACTGTTCCAATGTAGAAAATGTCGAACCAGATGTTGCCACTTTTATAGAGGGTAATATTGGGAATATAGACCTTATCGAGAACCTGATAAAGGAATATAAATTTGACACTGTATTCCACTTTGCGGCTCAAAGTCACGTCGACAATTCATTTGAAAATGCCCTCTCCTTCACGAGGGATAACGCTTACGGTACACACGTCTTAATTGAATCGTGTAGACGACATATACCAAATGTAGAATTCATTCATTTTAGTACTGACGAAGTATATGGAGAATCCAAGACGGATGTACCATTCACAGAGGATGAAGGTGTTCTTCGACCCACAAATCCATATTCAGCTTCAAAAGCTGCGGCTGAAATGATTATTCGTTCATACATTGAATCATTCAACATGAACATTAAAATCATTCGATGTAATAATGTTTATGGACCTAACCAATATCCAGAAAAACTTATACCAAAATTTAAAAGGTTATTGAAAGAAGGTAAAAAATGTACAATCCATGGTAAGAATTGTGCTAATATTAAACGAGCATTCATGCACGTTGAGGATGTCGTGGATGCGGTTGAAACAGTGTGGAAGAAGGGTATGTGTGGTGAAATCTACAATATCGCCTCCGATGATGAACTGACCGTCATGGAAGTAACACACCTGATCATAGAAACGATCACAGGAACCACAGACTATGATGAATGGGTGGGGTATGTTGACGATAGACCATTCAATGATAAACGATATTATATATGCGCGAATAAACTTAAGGCACTTGGGTGGCGTCAAAAGAAAACAAGAGAAGATCTCATAGAATTTTTACGAGTTTAAAGTTAAATTAAACAATTAAATCAATGATAACTGAACCGGACTGGAAAGGTATAAAGTCAAATCCTAATGGTCAGGTTATCATCGGTGATAACACGGAAATAAAAGAATATGTGGTTATAAATAAACCCACAGAATCGTGTACTCGAATAGGTGATAACTGTTATATCATGAGTCAGGTATTTATAGGACATGATTGTGATATAGGTGATAATGTACAATTAAACCCTGGATGTAGTATAGCCGGATTTGTAAACATAGGTGATAATAGTCACGTGGGCATGAACGCATCCATACATCAAAGATCTATGATAGGTAAATATTGTGTGATAGGTGCGGGTAGCTTTTTCAAAGGTGAATCACCAGATGGTATCGTATGGGGTGGAGTTCCTTCGATTCCTATAAAAGTTAATACAATTGGGATAGAAAGATCTTCACTATCTGATAGTGATAAAAAATTACTTATTGAAGTTGGTGAACAATTCATTAACAGTTTCAAGAGTTCTCGCAATATCTAATGGATACCCCAATGAATTTTTAGAAAGGAACAATTCAATATTAGACACGATGGCGTCTTTAGATTCGAATGAACCCAAGTTTTCTATATAGTATTGATCATCTGAAAACCATCTATATACTTGATCACTACAATAAAGACTGATGTTTCGTGTTTTTATAGATGAAGAATTACTCACTTCTATATTAAATGTAATACCATTTTTACTGAAACCATTTATCAATACAGACATATCATTTGCATAAGTTACATTTATCTTTTCTAAAATATCTTTTGATTTAATTAATAAAAATGTCAAGATCGATATAGGATGAACAGCTAAATCTGTTACTATGTTTACATCTTTCGGAATCATAGACCCATCGTTCATCCATTTCATTTCAATATGTTTAATGTCAGATAGATTTCCTAATTCTTTTATAGCTTCATGTTGAAGCCATGTAAAATCACAATATAAGAAAACATTATCAGGTTTCTTGGAAAATATATCGAGTGTATCATCTAATGTGTTACATATGGGTTTCTCTATCCAAATATTTTTAACACCCTTTTGAAATAGTTCTAAAAGAATACTATGATGTGTACTCGCAGGTGTTGTTACAAACCAATATCCATCTATACTTTGAACATCTGATATATATTTAAAATTAGCGTTCGTGTTAAATGGATCGATAGTAATAAGTTCATCTACAGAAAAATGTTCTTTCAATTTACTTTGTATAATTTTACCAAAATATCCTAAACCTACTATAACACACTTCATTATTAAAGACATGCAACTTATCTTTAATAATGAAAGTACCATTTAATGACTTGAAAAGAATCCATGATCCACTCAGAAATGAGTTTCATGAAGCTCTTGATACAATTTTAGATTCTAGTGGCTTTGTTGGGGATACAATGTTTGCCAAAAACTTTAAGGAATATACCAAATCTCCATATTGTATCACATGTAACAGTGGTACCGATGCGTTATACCTGGCAATCAAGGCTCTCGAGCTCGAAGATAATTCGAAAATTATGGTTCCCGCAGTTTCTTACGCCGCTACAGCTATGGCAGTTCTGAACGCTGGACATGTACCAGTGTTTGTGGATGTAGACCCTAAAACAGGATTAATTAATTTCAGTGGTGTTGAAATAGATGATGACATTAAATGTATAATCATCGTTCATTTATTTGGACAATGTGTTACTATTCCACAAGGTCTTAAAATTCCAATCATAGAGGATTGTGCACAGGCACATGGCTCAATTATAGACGGACAACCCGTCGGAACAATTGGTGACATCGGATGCTTTTCTTTTTACCCGGGTAAAAACTTGGGAGCACTTGGTGATGGTGGCGCGTGTATAACAAAATCACTCACACTCGCTACCAAAATGAAACAGTATGCGAGTTTGGGTGCTCCAGCACATAACCGATATGAACATCAGACAGATGGTGTAAATAGCCGTATGGATGGAATGCAGGGATTGTTCCTATCAACAAAATTAAAACATCTCGATGAATGGACAAATGAAAGAATCGATATTGCGACAAAATATAACGAGGCACATACATTTCCCACAAGGAGTTCTATCGGTAAAGATGTTTATCATGTTTTCTATACACTACAAGATAACAGAGATTCTTACATCGAACACATGAAGAAAAATGGAATACAAACGGGTATCCACTATCCCATTTCATTACCAGAATTAGAATGTTTTAGAGAGTTTCACGTTGAATGTAAACATGCGAAGGAATTTTGTTCTAAATGTGTGAGTTTGCCTATGTTTCCGTACATGACAGACGATGAAATAAAAGCTACATTAGAGAGTCATAAAAGTTTTCCCCATCTGGAACAATAAATGTTCCGTCACTGTTCCATCTATTTTCCTGTTTGTCTACAGACTTGATATGCCATACCGCTATAGATGGATCCGCTTGAAGCATGATCCTCTTATCAGTACCAATAATATTTTCATGTAACGCATTCCCATACTTGATAGTTTCAGGATCATTTTTGAAAACTCTACATATATAATCCGGCCAATTTATCCAATCAAGTTCGTTAACCTTAAATTTATATTTATCCAACCACTCTTGTGTAAACCCTGGATGTAAATTTATTCTCGGAACGAGTAGAAGTTCAGCACCACTATCTTTTATAGCACCTTTCAAACCTTTCAAGAGTTTTTCTTTCGGCATTTCATCTGGATCGATGATGAAAATGTAGTCACCCGTGCATTTTGTAAGGTGGTAATTCCTATGTTCGGCAAAGTTTCCATCAAAATCTCGTTCAGATACAACGAGATCTTTCTGGAAATACTTCAAAACATCTCTGACAGGTTTAGTAGCGTGGAGGGAATCTAGCAATACATTTATTTCATCTTCTTGATCCTTCACTTTCAATAGAAAAGATAAAAGTCCATACAAGTCTTTTGATTCATTACACACTGTAATAGCGTATGATAGTTTCATGTACGTATAAAGACTGAAATGTTTTTAAGTAGTATTAGTATGAAGCCAATAGCGGTGAATGTATATATACTTATGATGTTCTTGGCCTACGTGATGCGTAGAGCAGGGACATTTTCGATGGAAGAGAAGGTTAAAATGATAGAATTTTTAGGTTACATGGCACTCAACCCCAACAAGGCGATAAACCCGAGCATAGCTAATCTACCATTCTTGAGCTCAGCATCAGGTGTGAATGCTCCAATTTTCTCGGTGCTGAAGTTTTCGGATGTGAACAGAGACGCGAGTGCCAATGTAGTAACAACGCCAGTCGCAGCGATAGCGTACGCAGGATCCTCAATCTGCTGAATGACATTTTCACCTGTCATCATCCAGTTTAGAGAACCCCATAGAACACCTTGCATAGCAGCTCGACCGTTGAGAACCTCAGCGAATCGAGTCTGTGGTTGATATGGTTCGATCGAAGGCTCAACCGAAGGCTCGACCGAAGGCTCGACCGAAGGTTCACTTGATGAACGAACCTTGTAGGATGAACGCGTGCTACGATTGGTCAGTTTAGTCTGATAACGCTTGTAATAGGAAGGTTTCAATTGTGCACAAGTGAGGGAACTCATTTCTGATTTATAGAGGGTTTCAATCTTTAATGTCTTTTAGGAGGATTTTGTTAGGAGGATTTTGTTTAATAGATATACTTGTACCAGGAGACCGACGGTCGTGTACATTGTTGTAGTGTTTACACCATACTTTCTACCCTGATATGTCAACCACAATAGACTCGCAATCACACCGAGGATAAGGCGTTTTTTTGCCTTCTCGTCAAGTTCGTCAGAATTCTTCACATCGCTGTACATCTGAACAAAACCTATACCAAACGCAGCAGTCGCGATAATATCATTAAATTTCATTCTATGTTATAATATATAGATATTATATAATGGATGCCATTTTACAAAAGTTTGCTGGAAAGATTGATGCGCAGAGCGTCGTAAAGACCGTCGAAGAGATTCGTGTTGAGTACATCGATGATGGTCTCACCAAGGAGGATATCCCCCCTATCCTAGGTCGGTTGATGTTGGAGAGTTCCAAGTTCAAGAAGCTCCCCGGTCCCCAAAAAAAGAAGCTCGTTGTGGGTATTCTTAACCATCTCATCGAGCAAATTGATGATGGTGAGAAGGATAGTGAATTCGAGATCATTCTCAAAACCATGGTTCCACCAATGGTAGACAGTTTTGCCGCGATGCTGAAGGCCAAAAAGAATTTGACCAAGTGCATCCCGTGCCTCTCCCCCGAAAACTAATTTAAACGAAAGAAACGTAATTTATGAAGAATGAGATTTCCATCACTCGAAGTTATGGTCCAGTATGGATTATATACAGTGAAAGAACTCGAACGTTTTGCCCAAGGTCTTGTACCAAAAAAGAGAATTAACGTCCTAAGTGAGTGTAATATTTGTGATTTTGTATACGACGGAACAAATTGTTTAAATTGTCAGGTATGAAATACTGTACAGTTATAGGTTCCATGTCTAGAGGACCTTCAATAGAAAGCACTAACCATATGTGTGCAGAACGACAACTCATTCGAAGATTGTATAGAGAATGTTTGAGAAAGGGTCATAAACCACATCATTTTTCTGAATGGGTACAGAGAAAATATGGTCATTTAATAGTGGGACGAAAAACTGTGTACGGTGACGGTATATCATTACCATGCGTCTTATGTAGAAAAGCGATGGAGAAGTATGATATATGCTGGGTCGCACACGATGGTGAACGCTGGGTTCATAGTAAAAAAACCGTAAATTTACCAGAATCAATACCAACAGCCAAACAAAAGAGGATTCTAGGATTTGGGAGTAATGATAAGTCCTAGTGCAGATTCTAGATTATTATGATTTCGTTTTAATGGTTTTGTTCTTTTTAGTTTTAGTGAACTGTTATCAGAGTTCGCATTCTTTATTTCATCCATTTTCTTTGTGTTTGAAACAAAGGGTATCATATTATCTGTATACGGTTTAGTTGCAATTTTCACTGGAAGTTGATTGGTATCTCGTGTTTGATTTTCTCTGAACTGTTCTATAGTTAAATCACCACCAAAGACTGTGAGTCTATATCTATATGGTGCCGGTTTTACACCAGTAAGATGGTTATACATTTTACGACGCATCATTGTAATGTTCCCACATATAATACCACCCCTATTACATCCATACTTCTCGATCGCGTGTGACTTCATACAACTCCACGAACAGTAATTTCCACTTGTGGAGAAAATATTTCTCCGACTATCGTGCCTTAAAGGCATACTTAAAGGTGTTCCTTCAAAGGGGTGACAACACCACCAACACCACATACACAATAACAAAATTAACTCTTTAACTGCCTTAGAGTATCACCCCTAGACCAATTCCGTATATACCTTAAATTATGACCGCGTATCCACGTTCGTTTGGTTTTTACTTTCGTTTTTTTAGAGAATATCCCCTATGAGCAACATACTTCATTACTTAAAGAGAAACCAATCTTTTTAAGTAATGATTCTGAGTATTGATGTGGGTATAAGGAATCTCGCTATGTGTATGCTCGACGAAGATCGCGGGAATCTCGTGACAGATTGGGATGTTTCTGGTGTACCACCCGAACATAAGGATGGTCTTTACATATCACTCCGAGATCACCTTGATGCTCGCCCGTGGATTATGGGTGCTAAGACCATTCTAATTGAAAAACAACCTGATCGGAACAAGAAAATGATTTCCGTCATGCACTTTCTTCACTCCTATTTTATCATTAAATGCCCGGAAGCTGAAACTATCCTCTATGATGCTCGTCATAAGATTCCGGATGTTGCCGGTCCCGGGAAGGCACAATACAATAAAAGAAAGAAAGTTGCCATTGAAAGATGTGAAGCCTTTATTCGTAGTGGACCGACGAACGCGCACTGGCTCGAAACATTTCAAAAGTCTAAAAAGAAAGATGACTTGGCAGACACTGTCATGCAGGCACTGTCATTTGTAAATAGAATTGAAGTCACTCCAGCATCAAAAAAGAAAAAGTCTACAAAGTTGGTGGCACGTAGACCTAATGAGAATCAAAAAATGACAAAGTATTCAAAATCAAATTTAGCTTGGATTTATTTAAACAAAGTTGAATGTGAAGTTATTGAAAATAATAAAAGATTTATGAAAGATCTCAAAAGATATTACAGAGACCTAAGTGAACTGATTAAAGATATAAATGTATAATTATTCACAATGAGTCTCACCATCCGTATGTGCGCCGTCAACAAGCCCAACCTGGACAAGGTTATCAAGAGTAACAAGCGTCTCAAAACAGCATTTCATTCCCAGAAGACTAAAAGATTGAATCATCGTGTAGCCCTAGATGAGCTCGATACATTCATGGAACTTGTAGATGACGCTATGGATGCCATGAACGATGTTGAAGTTGTTAGCAAAGATGCACAAGATAAATTATTTAAGTTGTACGATTTTTGTGGAGAGGTTCCAATGGACGGTGAATGTAAATATTAAAGATTAGAAACGGATACATATATATAATGGAAAAGGTCCTCGATCATGGTTTCGTTCGTCTCGTGGATCACATGCCTCAAAAAGAACTGGATTCGTCCATCGTCCAATCCGCCAGAGTTTCCTACGGTGATGGTACCAAAACCTCTCGTGGAGATCGTGGTCTCATTCGTTACCTCCTACGCCATTGGCACACAACCCCTTTTGAAATGGTCGACTTCAAGTTTCACATCAAAATGCCCCTCTACATCGCCAGACAACACCTTCGACATCGCACCGCAAGTGTGAATGAACTGTCTGCTAGGTACTCCGTGGTACCCAAGGAATACTACGAACCTGATACCTACCGCGGTCAATCTGAGGTAAATCACCAAGGGTCTGAAGGTGTCGTAGAACTCAAGAATAATCTTGATGACAAAGTGTCTCAACAACTGAGTCAATCATTTGATGTATATGAGGAGCTCTTGGAGAATGGGTGTTGTCGGGAACAGGCGAGGGGAACCCTCCCACAATCTACCTATACGGAATTTTATTGGAAAATTAACCTTCATAACCTCCTCCACTACCTTCACCTCCGAATGGATGCTCATGCCCAAAAGGAAATTAGAGATTACGCGACGGCCATATTCAACCTCGTGAAGCCCTTGGTCCCAATCACAATGGAGGCATTCATGGACTTTAGGGTCAATGCCCTACAACTCACGGGACCTGAAATTCAAGCCATAGCCACGGGAAAGGAGATCGAATCCCCTGGAGAGAGGCGCGAGTTTCAGGAAAAGTTGAAACGTTTAAATTTGAATATCGATACAAAGTAAATGCTTGCCATTACAAACACTTTCACTGTATTCGCCGCCGATAAGAAGATCCAAAAAGAACGGGATTATACTTTCTGTCCAGGATTTATTTCTGAACCTATATAAATGAAGATTTCTAACGCACTTGGATCACTCACCAACCCAATTGAAAAATTCCTTCAACCCCCCTCGTTAATTTTTTCACTCATCGTACTTTACCAAGGTTTATTCTCGGGTAATGCTGTCATGATCCCACAGCGGTTAAAAGTTCTATTCGGTAATAAGTTCTTTCGTCTATTCTCACTATTTCTAATTACTTTAACATCATCCAGGGATGTTGAATACGCAATTTTATCTACTGCGATTTTCGTGACATTCCTTTATGCATTAAAAACTCCCGAGGAGCGTAAAAGTTCTGGTTTCATTTAATTTATATACTACAAGTAGAATGAAGATTCATATTATTGGTGCGGGTCCAAGTGGTATGTCTTTAGCTTGGGAATTTCTCAGAGCAGGAAATAATGACATAACAATTTACGATAGAAAAATATCTGCCGGTGGATCATGGTGGGAACCGGATACGGAAAGTAGGGACCTTCACGCACATAGAATTGTATTCGATGAAGCGTTTGTCAATACGCAATCCTTATTTTCGGAGATGAACATCAAATGGAATGATATATTTCAACCAGTTGATAAGAAGGAGTATCTACACGCCGCGTTTAAATCTATCGGTGTCAGAGATTATACGACCATAATTTCACTCTTTTCTCGTGTACTTGCACGTCCAGATAAATACAAGGGAATATCTCTCAGAGACGCAGTCGGAACTCTCAGTGAAAATGGACAGAACTACATTGAACACTTACCCTTAATAATGGATGGTGTTACTTGGGATGTTATGTCTGCGTATGAATTTGTAAAAAATATAGATCATACATCACTTTCTACTATGCACACACAAAAGGTCTCAGGTAAAGTGATGTGTGACGCTATGGAAAATTGTTTATTAAATAATGGAATTAATTTTGTTTTTGGAGCTGAAATGACTTCTATTGAGTATCACAGCGATGGATATTCTGCCAAACTTAGTAATGGAGAAATTATAAATGATGGTATGTTGTTTTTATGTGTAGATAATAGTCCAGCTCTAAAACTCTTGGGTGATAACTGGGGTCCCGACGCAGAGAAAAAACTTAGGGGAAGTACGTATGGCGCTATAAATGTTCTTATAGATTATGATAGGAAACCAACATTGAAAACAGATTTGGAAATAGTGAGTACTACAGAATGGGACTTACAACCTAAGGTATTATTTGGTACTAACACAATATCTTGTGTTATATGTAACCTTACAGAGAATGTATTAAGTTCTAACCCAGATATGATAAAACGAGAGGTTCTCAAACAACTTGGTTTACCTGAACCCGTTGATATACGGATTGGTTGGGGTGCGAAATGGAATGGTAAAAGTTGGGACTTTTCACAATCCTCGGGGGTTCTCAGTCTCTATGGTCAGCTCCCATTCTTTGGAAAATGCCCCACGGTTGCGATGTGTGGTATGATGTCTCCACGAAACACACCATATTCGAGCATAGAGGCAGCTATAGAAGTATCTCGGTCTTTGAGTCATGAAATTTTCGGTAGTCGAAAACCACTGAAACCTTTACCTCTTTCCCGGTTTTTATTGTATACAGTTTTGTTACTTATACTTATAGTTTTAGTCTTAGTATATCGTAGATGAAGTTCATAGCACAGGTGTACGAACCTATGTTTGAATTTAATAGTAAAAAGTATATCCGTTATATAATTCCTGCAAATGTCTCGGAAATTATAGAACGAATGCATACAAATAAATCGCATCTCCTTGTGAATCAAAACATCGACAACCCTCTCGACGGTAAAGTGTTGACAGTCAAAGTACCATTCCGTTATAGGAGAGTGATGTGTGAAGTCAAAGGACGTCCCATTCAGTCTCTAATAAAGGGTGATGAAGTTGAAGTTGTGGTGGACTTCAAGGGTGTATGGAATGTTGGTAATTATTCAGGTTTCTCTTGGATACTCTCAAGTTCCTCCTCCGATGGGGCTTGAGTAGGATCTATGGGTAATTCAATTGTCTTTAGGCCACCTTTCTTGAATCCCTCAAAGGTCTGGAGCATACCTTGAAGCCTGAACACTTCTTGAGTCATCTGTTCAATGTTCATACGAAGCTTGTTAATATTCTCTTCAACGTCTACAGTGGGCATTTTTATATCTATATAAAGTTTCACATCTTTAAATAAATAGAGTATGACAGTTCTTACAAGAACCGGATACATTATTGACACGGGTCCAATCCAAGAAATTAAAAAAGAACTTACGGTAAGACCTGTAGTCAATGGGGATTACGGATTCCCTCCACCACCTTTCAAGGTTTTCAGACCAGCTAAGAATGGAGTCTGCGTTCCAAGATTCTACGGAACGGCTAAACTTGGGGAACCTGGGGAGGATAAGAGACCTGAGCCCACTCGTATCAACACCAAGTTTGTCGGACAGCTTAGGGATTCCACTCACCAAAACGACGCACTTAGAGCAGCAATTAAAGCAGGGCATGGTGTCCTTTCTTTACCATGCGGGTATGGTAAAACGACGGTATCCTTGGCCATAGCATGTAAGTTGGGTTACAGGACCATGATTGTCGTACATAAACAGTTCTTAGCAGATCAATGGCGAGAAAGAATTCAACAGTTTTGTCCAGGTGCTACAATTGGTGTTGTCCAGCAAAATAAGAAAGAAGTTGAATGTGACTTTGTCATCGCGATGCTCCAGTCATTGTCACTCAAAGAATATTCATTTTCAGATTTTGAGAGTATAGGAACCCTCATAGTAGATGAGGCGCATCATATTTGTGCAAAAGTATTTAGTCAGAGTTTATTTAAAATGTGTCCTAAGCACATCTTTGGACTTTCAGCGACACCCGAAAGAAAGGATGGTCTCACTAAAGTTCTTCATTGGTTTATGGGTCCAACATTCTTTGCAGTTGAGAGAAAGAATCAAGAACAGGTTGAAGTGTTTCAGGTTACATTCGATTCACCGAATTATAGAAACCCTCCACCCTCTATGAGGAACGGAAAGATTTCAATGCCAAATATGATTACACATCTAGTTGAAGATCGTCAAAGAAACAAGATGCTCGTAGAATTGGTAAAAAAGGCATCGGCAGGCACTCGACAACTTTTAGTTTTAAGTGATCGTCGACTTCATTGTGAATTCCTTCACCAATGTTTTCCTAAATCATCAGGACTGTACATGGGTGGTATGAAAGAAGCCGCTCTTCAAGAGTCTTCAAAGAAGAAGATCATCTTCGCTACGTTCAGTCAAGCACATGAAGGGCTCGATATTCCAACACTCGATACAGTTATTCTAGCGAGTCCTAAATCTGACATCACTCAAAGTATTGGACGTATTATGAGAGAAACTAAAGGGAAGAAGAATGATCCTCATATATACGACGTACACGACCCTTGGTCTATATTCACAGCGATGTATTACAAGCGAATGAAGGTATACAGACAAGGTGGTTTCAATATCCGCGGAAAGGTTGTTGAAGAAAACAAGAGTGACTTCCCTCAGGGAAAGTGCCTGTTTTTATAATCTGAACATCTATTAAATGTCGGGTGCATTAATACAATTGGTATCCAAGGGAATGCAAGATGTCTATTTGACTAGTGACGATGGACATTCCTTTTTCCGGATGAAGTTTATGAGACATACAAACTTTTCACAAGCTCCAAAATATATTAAAAACATTTCAGATAAAGATGTGTCTATTAAAATTCCTGTTTTAGGGGATGTTATCAATGGGTTATGGTTTGAATCGAGTTCTCTAAACTCTAATGCGAATATAGCATCAAACTTGTTTTTCAATTCCACACTAGATCTCTTTATAGGTGGTCAGAAAGTAGATTCACAGCCATATGATTACTTTGGTGACATATGGCCAAATTATTTAGCTGACACCTGGAATAAAACACAAGAACTTAATAACAAAACCTCGACATCTAACTATACATTTGTTCCACTTCATTTCTTTTTCTGTGATCATAAAGCATTTTTACCTCTCATAGCGCTTCAACATCATGAAGTCGAAATAAGAATTAATTTTGATGAAACAAACTTAGCTACTATAACAGCCGACGATAAGAATGCTAAAATATATGGAAACTATGTATATTTAGACAAGGAAGAGAGGGAATCTTTGATTAGTCGACCACTAGATTTTGTGATTACACAAGTTCAGAAAATAGAATTCCCACTTACAACTACGATAGATAATACAGTCGCCACAAATGAAAATGTATGCGATATATCTTCTTTCAATCACCCGGTTAAATCGTTATTCTTTGGATTCGGTGCAAACAGTGGTGATTTCGCCAATGATCGTTTCACATTCAAGAATGCAGATTTACAAATAAACGGGATACCTCTACTCGAAAAGATGAGTCCATTATATTTTCACACAGTTCAAAATTATTATAAATCATCATTTGGAACTTCTGAATTTATCGCAGAGAGTCAAGTGTTAATGTATACTCGATTCTTCGCGTACCACTTTTGTATGAACGCATCAGACTATAATCCATCTGGATCTTGTAATTTCAGTCGTCTTGACAACGCCAAGTTAACCATCAGAGGCGCTGAGAAGGGTTTGAATAGACCAACTAACCAGGCACTGTTTGTGTATGCTGTAAATTACAACGTGCTGAGAATTAAGGGTGGATTGGCAGGAATTTTATTCGGTAGTTAATGTATAGATGGGTAGAACTGTTCGTTTCGATCAGATTTTCGTGTCGAATATGGACGCTGATCCCACAGAGCAGGATATTCTCACTACAGTACGAAGTATTATTACAAGTGAGATTGAGGCCGATGAGATTGTTGTCGATCGTATAGGTATTGCCAACACAGTTCCGACAAAAAGTTTCTCCATCGGCGCTGATCTCTTCATGCAAAGTGGTCAAGAGGTCATTTTGGACGTCTCTAAAACTATTAAGACGGCACGCATGAACGTGACTGATAAGATTGGTGTTAAGACTCAAAACCCGGTCAATGATTTTCAAGTTGGTGATAACCAGGAATTTTTTATCAGTTTAGATAATCGTGATTTAGTCACAGTAAATGGTAACATTTTCACATCTAATCTTTTATTTACAAATCAACTTGAATTAGTTGACAAATTTAAGGTGAGTATTAGCGATTCAAATGTTCTCGAAGTTACTGGAAATACATTCACAACTAATGCGACTGTGGGTAGTTTTTTGAGTGTAGGTAATGAACTCGATCCAGATACAGATTCTAATGTGGCCGTCTTTGAAAATGGTAACGTTGTCGTGAAGAATGGTGTGCTTCGGATTTTTGGAAACACAGAAATGGTTGGTAACTTATCCATCACAGAAATTCCAGATTATTTGCAAGTAAACAGTCTTGTCATATCAAATGCTGTCATTCAAATGGCCACTGATCCTGCGAATATCGGTGCATTTACAGGGAATGATGGAAATTATGATATGGCTACATTAATGGTTCAAAAGGCTGGAGACGCTAATGTGTTTTTCGGGTACACACAAACTGATGATAGAATGAAATTGGGCCGTACATTCGGTGGACCTCTTACTCAAAACTTTACGATCGATCCAGCGACCACAACAAATCTTCATATTTTTGGAGATTTATACACACAAAATAATCTGGGTATAGCCAATACGTCACCAAATTACAGTCTTTCCGTGGGTTCAAATGTATACATAAATGATACCGCAACATCATCCGCGAACGTTTTACATGCTAATGGATATGGGTATTTTAAGGGTGTGAGAATAGGTGACGATGGACTTACTGTGGGTAGTCTCATTACATTAGATGCAGATGCGGCGATACCAATGGTGGTGACATCCACTATTCAAGCCCATAGTATTCAAACAACTGGTAACACACCGACGGGTATAGCCAATACAAATCCAACTGACACGTTGTCAGTTGGTAACAAATTGTTCATAAACACAGCTTCGACTGCGGCGAATACCTTAACAATTCTAGGTAATACTGTGACAAATCGTCTCATCACACAATCTATTCGTGTACAGGATTTCATTGAGGTTGAAGGTGATTCAGGAATCACATCTACTGCGAACGTGCTCGTTCACGCCGATACAGATGATAATGACACGTTATCAAATGCTGTAGTGCTCAAAGCTGGACCACTCACGGCAAACATAAGTGCGATTGAGATATATGGCGCTAAAACTTCAGCCAGTGCTCAAAATATCCGATTCTTCACCAAAAATACTGAGAGAGTACGCGTAGTATCCAATGGATATGTTGGTATTTCTAATACAAGCCCCAGTGAACATTTAACCATTGATGGCAATCTTAAAATCAATGGAAGTAACGCAGCAATATTTGGTAATACGGGGACAAATATGAGGATATTTACGAGTCCAGTGACGAAAGAAACTAGAATCGAAAATATCGTTGGTAGCGGTAAAGGTATCAACTTTTTTGCGAGTACGACCGCATCCATGGGTACACCAGCATTGACCGTTTTAGAAACGAGTAATGTTGGTGTGGGTACTTCGGTACCTCAAGGACGTTTCCACGTATCTGGTGGTACAGCCTTTTTTAATGATCAAGTTGTTAATCGAAACGGTTTTAGTCACCTCGGAACTCCACTAGTAGTTACCAATACTTCCCCAGTTACGAGCGCATCTGATTTCAAAAATGTCATGCAACTTACACGAGAAGGTGGTACAGATGGACAGCATGGTGTTCGGGGTGTTTTCCAAATGGGGAAACATGGAACCGCTTCGGGGACAGCTCGTTCTCAATTGAACCTCTCTTTAGCAGGTGATGATTATAACACCCCGAATCATGTGATGACGTGGCGAAGTAATAAACGCGTTGGAATTGGTACAACGACGCCAGCGTCACATTTAGAAATCATCACAACTGGAATAGGAAATTCAGTAACTAATGGCGTTCTCGTACATAGTGAAAAGATTGATGATATCGCAGATGACGCCATCGTAGCTATGAGGGCTGATACTCTCACATCAAATGCCTTTGCGGCGTTTGTTCAAGCTGATGGTATTTCCGGTAACCCCACTGGATATTCTATGGGTGTAACAGGATCCGCGGGTGACTTCAGAGTTACCAGAAATCCCAATGTAATTAATGATTCGACGAAAAGTCGACTCTTTATCGACGGTACTTCGGGTAATATGGGGATCGGAACCGATGTACCCCGGGGTAAATTAGAGGTTAATGGCGATGTTGTCATAGGTAACCAATTATCATTCAGTGGTATAACTGGTGACGAATTTGGTAATACAATCATAAAAGAACAACTCTACTCGTCTGCTGGTCAAGGTAAAACTGAGTTATTAATATTCAAGGGTAATGAACGAACCGGTTTGGGTCCTGATAGAATTAGAACTGTTGCAGCTGAACACATATGGGAAACGTTCCCCCTTGTACCAGGTTTAGAAACAGTAGCGGCCCGAGAAAACATTATAGCGGATAATGCATCTAGTTCTGGGTTTAAAACTTTAGTGATTACAAAAACAGGAAAAATTCTCATCGGGACTACAGATGAGACATCTTTAGCGGATGAAGATAGATTGTTCTGTAACGGTGGATTCGCCTTCCCTTCGGGTCAAAAAATTAAAACCGGTAACATGAATCTATCTTCTGATTTATTCGATGGAGTTATCGATACATTAAACACAGCGAATTTAGTCATAAGAAATAACACCACAGCAACAGATACA